TAAGGCTAAAGTGTTCTCAGTTGACGCTCCTAGAGGACGCCGCTACAATCCAAAGGCTTCGGTTTATACAGCCAATGTGTCTAAAGACATTACGGTAAATGCAGGTGCAACTTCTACTGGTTCTGTGACTTTAGGGCTTTCTAACATAAACGCAACTTTTCTTACGTCACAGGCTGGTTGGACTCCAAGCCTTACAGCCAAGAGTTACTCAGGTCTATACTCTAAAGACTTAGGTGCTTCCTCAGCCACAGTAAATACAAATGCTTCTACAATAACTCTCACGATTGGCTACAATGATGCCAACAATGTCTTGGGAAGAATTGACCCTGGGTCTTACGATTTGTACGCTACTCACACAAATAGCAGCGTTGTCTTGATTACTAGCGGAAACCTAAAAATCAACACAGTCATATAGTTTTACAATAGAAACATATCCATTACTAGAGAAAGTCAAAAAATGGCACACATTCAGACAAACTTCACCGCTGCGTCTATGAACACAGGCAAGAAGGTAGAAGCAACAGTAGCCCCTAAAAAGGTAGAAAAGCCAGTTAAAAAAGAGAAGCCAGTTGTAGTCGAAGAGGTAGTAGTCGAGACTCCAGTTGTAGTAGAAGACGTAGTCGTTGAGGCTCCTGTCGTCGAAGAGACTGTAACACCAGCAGAGCCTGAAGCAGAGTAAGTATGGCACAGCCTCTAGTAACAGCAAATTTTACTGAAGAGGCTCTCCGTCTAAAAGTAATGATGGACGGCATACTCGAAAGAGTAGAGTCAGTCTTTCAGTCTTACAACGTTCCGCTCCCTAACCGACGTTACTGGAACATCGGACAGCCACCAGTTGATTGCGACCAAGTAGTCGTGTCCTTTATGGGCATGTACTTAGGTTCGCCCGGTGATGAAGTAGCACAACCTCAGCGTTGTAACGTACCTAGAAGTGCGACAGTTGCTATCAGCATCTCTCGTGAAATCCCTACTGTGGGTCAAAGCGGTAGACCACCTTCTGGAACCAAAATTCAGGAAAGCAGTGAGATATCTGTAGTTGACGCTTGGATTCTTATGGAATCTTTGCGTGAATTTGACATGTGGGATGACACTGGTTACGGCCTTGGTATTGTTGCAACACTTGAAATTGGTGAGCCTGAAGGTGGATTTGTTACCTCAGTACTCAACGTTGTGATGGCAGTTCCTTAAAATGCCTTACGGTTTAAAAGATAGTTGGATTCTTTGGGGTGGCCGTAAGGTTGCCAGAGCAGGTAGAGGTAGACGTCCACCAAAACCGCCTAAATTATCTCCTATCAAAATTGGTGGTAGAGGTAGAACTTCTACTAAAACTGTATACACATATAAATTTAGCCACATGTCTTGGGATAGACATGCTGTAAGTTACTATCGTGAATTTCACACCATAGACGGCTATCTGTGGAAGTACTTAGATAAGCAAGGTGAGTTAGCAACTAAAGCGGCCAAAAACCGTATGCGTAAGATGCCTCAGAAACCTTGGCGTACTGGACGTCTGGCTAAATCTATCCACAAAAAACATCTTGGATATTTAAACACCAAAGGTCAATATTTAATGGTCGGTTCTTGGACTGTGCCATACGCTCTCATGGTACATAGGGGCACTAAGCCACACACCATCACTCCAAAGGGTGACAATCAACTTGTCTTTATGGGTAGAGGTGGCGGTAAGAGTGGTAGCCGTTTAAGGCTAGTTAGGACTAACTTAGTCAACCACCCAGGGACTAAAAGAAATAGATACCTCTACGACCAACTTAAGTTTTTTAGAGGTGCTGGTAGGACTCCTATGTACACTCCTAAGCCCGGACAGCGTTCTAGGTACGGTATCAAATAAATCACTCTTTTTTATACATAGTAAAATTGACTATGGATGCATACCGTATCTAATAACTCACGACAACACGAGAAAGAACTAAAAACAAATGACTGCTAGATTCAAAGATTTTGGCCGTGGAAATGACAAGAACGTTTCTGACCAGCCTCTAACCTTTAAACTATTCGACCAAGAGTTCCACTGCTACCCACGTATGCAGGGTAAGGCTCTACTTGAGTTTGTTGAGATGGCAAACTCTGAAAACGCTTCTGACACTGCAAAGGTTACAAGAGTCTTCTTTAAGAAGGTGCTAAAGCCAGAGAGTTACACAAAGTTTGACGCTCTACTTGATGACCCAGACAAGATTGTTTCAGTTGAAACATTGGCTGAAATTACTGGATGGCTACTAGAACAATATGGTGACCGCCCGGAAGAGCAACCAGAAGTCTAATAACTTGGGCGTTAGACCTCTGGTATTACGTAAACGGTAAAGCCTTGATGAGCCAAGTTAAATTGGCAGAAATGGATGCAGCGGACATGCTTGACGTTATCCATTACATATATGAGGAAGATATTAATTACGTTTCTCAAGAGCAAGCACAGATGGTAGAAACTCGCAGAGTTGCTATTTGGAAAAGTATGTACAACGCTCCATACAGGTACACAGTTTTTCAAAAAAGCAATGAGTTTGATGTAGAAGAAACTGAAGACTTTAAAGCGTTTGACCCTACTCAAAGAAGTAATGTAAAACCTTATTTTCCACCTACTGACTTTAGTGCAGATGATAGTGACCCGTTTGGTGGAGTCTTAGACGCACCTATTGGTGGCTAGGAAAATAATTAAGAGTGGATAGTTAGGAGGTGAGAATGTGGCAGTAGTCGGTGAAGCATATATTTTAGTACGTGCTATCACAACTGAAATTAAAAAAGATATCGCTAACGGCTTTGATGGCGTTAAGGGTCAGTCGACTAAAGAAGGTAAGTCTGCTGGTAATGCTTTTGGTCAAGGTTTTGGTGACACAATGCGTGACCAAGCGACTCAATCGGCAAGAGCGTTCTTCCAATTAATGCGTAGAGGTTACTCTGTACAAGCAGGTATCGGTGCTGCCCTCACCTCCGTCTCCGCACTTATCGGTGCTTTAGGTGCTCTGTCTGGAACGTTAGTCGGTGCTGCTACTTCTGGTATTGCTCTTGTAGGAGTGATGGCTCAACTAAAAGTCGCTAGCATGGTTGGCAAGATGGCTTTCAAGGGCATTACGCAAGCCATTCAAGATACTGGAACCGTTGGAACAAAGAGCCTACGTGAACTTCGTGAAGAAATGCAACAACTTGCGTTTGACGCTGAAGAGGCTGCTCTTAGCGAAGAAAGTGCTGCTCTTAAATTAGAGAATGCTAGAGAAACTCTTGCTCGTGTTCAAGACTTACCACCTAACAACAGGGCTAGACGTGAAGCAGAATTAGCCTTCAAACAGGCGGAACTAGCCTACAGACGTGCTAGGGATAAAAATAATGACTTGCAAGAAGAACTTGCAAATCCAAAAAAGGCTGCTGCAAACGCTGGTCCAGACCCTATGGCTCAACTTACCAAAAGCCAAGTAGCATTTGCTCAGTACCTAAGGGCTGTAAAGCCAAGAATGAAAGAACTTACAGAGGCTGCAGCAAGTTCCTTCTTACCTGAACTTACAAAGCAAATGAAAGTCCTTTTTGATAGTGGCTACTTCGACATGCTTGTTAGAGGGTTTGAAGACGTCAGCAAGGGACTAGGTAAAGCAGTAAGTGAATTTGCTGGCACCATGTTTGACCCGTCTAATAGAGCAAATCTTTCAGCATTTTTTGAATCTACTGGCAGAACCCTAGGGACAATGGGTCGTGTAGTTGGAAACTTCTTTGGCTACTTTATGACATTGATGAAGGCTGCTGACCCTCTAATCGGAAGACTTGTACACTTCTTAGATAGAAAAGTTTTTAGTCTTGGAGATGCTTCTAAGAAAAACTTTGGGCAGTTAAATGCATTTTTTAAAAACGCTGGTGACTCCGCTGCAGATTTTGGAAGACTTTTAAGTAATATTTTTCAGCCGTTTAAACGTCTTGTTATGAGTCAAGTTGGGCCTGGCTCTGCTGGTAGAGAATTCCTTGACTGGATGAAGCAGAGTAGCGAAAGCCTTAGAGAATTTAAAATGGGTGCAGATGGCCTAACTCTAAACGAAAAACTTTTGCCTATGGTTGAAAATACTCAGGCCATTTTTAGGGCATTTAGTGGACTCGGTAAGGCTCTTTTTGACATTGGAAGAGACCCCGGTGTTAAAGAATTTTGGACAATATTAGGGCAGGGAACCTCTTCCGTTCAATCTATTTTGCAAAATATTGTTACTGCCACTGGTCCTGCTTTTGCAAGAGTCATAGTTGCTATTCTCCAAATTCTTCAAGAGTTTAGCGACGGTGCTCAGTTAGAAGCCTACTTTGACGCTTTGGCTGAAATATTCACTGTGTTTGCTCAAATTGCCTCTGCTTTGGGTGACGTTATGAGATTATTTGGACCTATGACTGGTGTAATAGGTGCTTTAGTTACAGGTTTCTTGCTATTAAAAAAGGCAGGAATGCTTGTTGTAGGTGCCTTTGGAATTTTACGTGGTGGAATAGTATCTTTAACTGCCCTGTCTTATAAACAGATTATTGCTCAAAGAATTCAAATTGCAGTACAAAAACAAAAAAACATTGCGGACACCTTATCTTTAGCATTATCTAAAAAAACTTTAACTGCTAAAGGTCTTGAAACTATTGCAGAGTACAGAAACGTTGTTGCAAATAATGCTAACCTCACTGCTTCTAAAAAGAAGCAAATGCTTTCTGCTTTAGATGCAGTCGCTAGCGGAAAAAAACTTACAGCAAAGCAAGCAGAGACTATTGCTGAGATACAAAACACTGCTGCCAAAAATGCAAACATAGCAGCACAAAAAACTCAAATAGTTCAATCTCTTGCTGCTGCTAAAGCAGGAGACACTGTCACTGCTTCTATTGCTAGGCAGGGTATAGCCGCTGCTGG